TTGTACTTCTTCAGATCACTAACTCCTCGAGGAAAAGCAATGTCCTCAAATGCTAGTGTTGTAAAAGTTTTTCTGAAATCTGCAACGAATTCTTGAAATTCTAATTCGTTACCATTCATAACAATCTTCAGAGATTCTTTAATCTTATCTCTGCATGACATTGGTGTCGAAGATTTAACCGCTTCAATACCCATCATCTTTAACTTCGGCTCTGCAAAACGCACACCCTCGGAATCATATACGTTTAGAATGTATCGTTTCTTTGCTGTCCAGATACCTTTGTTTGCAATCACTTCACGCTTCATCTGCATCTTCTGATCAAATGCATTCATGTAGTCTGCTAGTTCTTGATATGCTTTATCAATGAACGGTTCAATTTTCTCTGTGCAAGCCTTGTCGATAAAGTCAACAATTTTTTCTTTTTCAATATTCTTAGATCCGTAGACCATATGTACCAACGGACCAAGATTGACGTATACAGAATCCGTATCCGAGGCAATGACATAATCCACACTCTTCGTCTTTAATAGTTTATTGAAGAAGCCGTTTAGCTTGTCTTCAATCCAACGAATACTCAATTGCCCAGATAGTGTGATGGCTTCTGCTTGGCGAATGTCGAAGAATCGAAACCATTCATTGCCAAACTATCCGAGCGCACCGTATGCCGAATTGAGTTGCACTTTCTTTGCAAGCTGAAGATTCTTGTATTTAGAAATGTGCTGCTCAACTTGCATACGATACGCCCGAAGGTTCTCCGTAGTAAGTTGTTTTAAATCTTTTTGCATATCCAACCTTTTGATTTTCCCTTCTTTACTGGTTTTTTTGTGAGACTAGTTTTCCATACTGAAGTATATGTTAGTTCGTTCTCCTTACAAAATTCTTTCAATCTATTAGTAGTATACACTACTCCATCGGGAGATGTCAACTCAAAAAAAGAGGATAAAGAATCTCTTATTTTTTCTTTATTTTTTTTCCAATTTTCTTTATTCCATTCACTCATAAACTTTGAATGTTCTGGCTTTTTAACTCCAGTATTTTTTTCTACTGCCTTTTTTAAATTTTTTCTTGATATTTCATCATATTTTTCTTTATTTTTTTGTCTAGTAATTTTCATAGAACTTACTACTTTATTTTTTACTAAAAGATTATGCATACAATTATTTTCCCCTTTATGCATATCTGTAGAGTTTATATGATCAAATCCACCCCTTCCACCAGGCATCATATTATAACAATTTTCTCCAATATTTTCTGATATTAATTGTTTTTCCATATCAAACATATCAGTTTCAGTATTTGCCAAATAAAGTATTTCTTTAATAAAATTCTCTATTCCATATTTTTCTATGGCTTTTTTCAAAGCAATACCAGAGCCGAGATAAGAGTCATTTATATTTTTAGTTCTATGTGCTCCAATATAAAATTTCCCATTTATGATGTTTGTTGTTTTATAAACTAAATAATACATTTTACACTCCTTAGTAGTGCATTAGATAATGAGTATTATTTATAAATTTCTAGATTTTAGTTCCAAATCGATTCGTTCGAGTTCTTTCTGCGCTTCAATCATCTTCTTTTTATACATCGAACGATCATCATACATGCGCTGCATCATTGCAGGCAGAAAGCCTTGCTTGTCACGTTTGAAGTAATGACCATTTGCAGCCATACAATATTCGCTTGATGCTTGATATTCTTTGTTCAATAAATCATCAATAGAAATATTTGCCTTTATGCCTGGAACAATAGTCTCGGGAGAAATATTATACTGCATGATCAGATGTGGATAAAGAGAATTCAAGTCAAAAGAAACAACCCACTGGTGCATACCTACGATAGGATCTTTAACATATGCACCAGCATACTGTTCACTTTTGATTGTCTTAACTTTTTGCGGAACAACTACACCACGATCAATCAATTCATTATGAATGAGAACATCCCACATGCGAACTTGAGAGAATACATCTTCATAATTAACCTTTGCATCGTATGCAAGTGCAAGAGCCATGTCAATCAATTTCATCTTAGCATCAATGCGATCAACCAATTCAACGTCACGAATGTTATACTCAATAAACTTTTGAAAGTTGGTTCGATACAATTGATGCAGACTTTCCACTTCAGAATAATCTAGTTTCTTTTCTCCTAGTTCAACGAATGAGATATGATTGAGAGAAAAACTTTCATGCTGGGCATATGTAAACTTCTTATAAAGTTCAAGATAGTCTAGCGTAGAAATTCCAACTAATTCATAATTGACAAAAGATTTCCATGAAATTCCATCTTGCTTTGAATAAGTTGAATTTTTTTCGTTAACCCTTCTCCAAGGCGACAATCGTTTAGCTGTATTCTCTCCCATCAATCGATTAATTCGACTAACAAGATACGGAATATCAAAATATTTAATATTCCAACCAGTCACAATGTCTGGCGAAGTCTCTTCCCATTTTTCTAGAAAAAACATGATTAACTGGTTTTCGTCACGGCATTGTGTATACGTTACGTCATTGCGATCATTATTGAATTCATCACAACCAAAAACATAAAACATTCCATCAATCTTAAATGTGATTGCTGTGATTGGTTCAGACGCAGAAGCTGGCTCAGGAAATCCATTCTCTGAGCCAACCTCAATGTCAATGTTAGCAATTCGAATTAGAGAAATGTCGTAGTCTACTTTACCAGGATATACTTCATTCGCATAAACATATTGATAGTTTGTCAATCCGTAGATAGAATAGTTGTCTACATCCTCATATCTTTTGATGAACTCATTTGCATTTGACATTGATCCCTGGCGAACTGGCGAAACGAATTCACCAGACATAGTTTTGAACTCCGTCTTTTCTTTTGATGGTATGTATAGTGTCGGATCATATTCTACTTTGTCTATGTGTCGTTTGCCGTTGTTGTAGCCACGAACTAGAATCTGATTGCCATATCGCGAAAAGTTTGTGTAGAATTTCATTAAATAAGAATAGATGATTTCGGAGGAACAACGATTCCTGCACCGTAGATTTCATTATACTTGTTTTTGATCTCTGGTGCAACCGACACATTGTAGATAATGTGGCTAAGGTTAAATTCCACAACCTTCTGCTCAGAGAACATTAGCATGGGCATCATATTCAATCCAGCTTTACCACTTTGAGTGTATGTCAATCCTAGCAAGCAGGGATTTTCCATTCTTACGATCTGATCATTATCACTTGCGATAATATCACCAACAACCTCTTCACTGGTTGTTAGTTTCAAAATTCTCAAATTTGCCATTTTAATCTCCAAAATTAAATGGGGGCAATTAAGCCCCCACGATTAATCCATCACTTCACAAATATTTTAGAGTAGACCTTTAGCTTTTAGCTGTTTAGTTCTACATTCAAGATCTGCATGATCTACTGATTGTGATAGATAAAAATCTACAAAGCCTTTTGCGCGATATCTTTGACTGGTTTCAATTCCTTCAAAGATTGAACAAAAGACTTTTTTGATTGTATTATAAACCATGATTGCTATTCTCCGTTAGATACTGTTTCGAATTAGACTTTGAAGCAGAATCATTGACAGCAATTTTCTTTGGTTTGCGGTGTTCTGGAATAATTCTTTCCAAAAACACTTTCAACATGCCATTAAACATCTCTGCATTCTTTACCTCAATCTGATCATTGAGTGCAAATGTGCGAGAGAATGCGCGATTGGCAATACCTTTAAACAAGAAACCATCAGATTCATCTGACTTTGAATTTCCACTAACAATTAGTTTCCCGTCATTTAGTTCAATTTCAATATCTTGCGTTCCGAAACCAGCAACAGCAATTTCAATAAGATAGGTATTCTCACCTGTCTTTTTGATATTGTATGGAGGATAGTTTGGTACATTTTTTGTAATATCGTCATGCATTTTTGCTAAACGATTATACTGATCATCGAATCCGACATAAAACTTGTCGAAGTCTTTAAACATTTCAAAGGGCGAGCGATGTTGAAGGGACAAATGTGTCATAGTAGTTCTCCTTAAATAAGCGAGTTTAATTTTGTTGTCCTAAAAAGGCACAACTAATTGAAAAATGTCAGCAACGCGCTGACATTTTTATTTATATAGATTAAGTCAATTTAAAATACAAAATATAGAATATTGCCGGTAAATCAACGTACAGTTGATCTAATCATCCAAGCATGTTTCTTAAATGCGTCTTGACGCTCTGCCACAAAATTGCTAAGACCATGTTGACCATTCTGTTCTGCTAAATTATAAACTCTATCGATTATTGCATACATGGTATCAATATCGTTAAGTAATCTTCTTAGCATCTCTTCTGCATCTGGAATGGAATCGTCGCCTTGAATTTGGGATAGCTGAATGAATCGTTGGAAACTTCCTGGAGCATATCCACCCATTGCACGAATTTCTTCAGCAATCTTATCAACTACACCATACACTTCTGTATAGATGTTTTCTAGAAATTCATGATATTGTGGAAAGTTTGGACCAGTGACATTCCAATGATAGTAGTGGGCTTTTAAATAAAATGAATAGTGATTAGCCAACAAAATTTTAGTTGCTTGAATTAACTCTTCCATTTTAGTTTGCTTCCCTCTTTTTTCCAATGTTATATTTAGCTGTGAGAGTCCACTCAGACTTTTCTTTGTAAGAAATTATTTTGATTTGCGATAATGGTGCAATTGGTTGTTGTTCTTGAGCTGCTTTGTTTACAATCTCAACCAATCCCCATTCAACTAGAAGTTTAGCAATTGCATTTCTTCTGCCCAAATCATTCTCTTCAAAGTCTGTTGGCTTCCCGTCTAGTGCGAATAATTCTTTAAAGTGGACGATATAATACTTGCCTTTTTTGTGTAGAATATGGCAAGACTGATATAGAGTTTTATCTTTCCTAGAAGCCACGCCGATTCTAGTCAATGTCTCTTTAACCTTTAGGAAATCGTCTTCTTGCTTTAATCTAACTTCCAATAAATCATCAATGTTCACCACCATTCTTTTTCTCCTTGGTTGTTTTCACACCACCTTTTTCTAATTTAGTCTTCATGATTTTTAATTGATCCGGAGTAATGATATTCTGAATTTGTTTCGCTTTAGAATAGCTGTATCCGAAGTATTCGCTAATTACGCGAATGTCTTCAATTACTTCATTTTTAAACCACTTGCTATAACGCTTTCGTGGTCTGACAATATTTAGTAAATAGAGAAATTGTGGTTTATTATCAAGAAGATGTTTACTATTCATTTCATTTGCATAGAAGACGGTATCACTAAAGTATGATAAGCCTTTGTTTACAATGAAAGGAACGTATTCTTTTTCTGA